GGTATGAGCGTTATTCGTTTGGTTGGACTGACCCACGTTGTATCTACGGATCTAACGGCCCGTAATAGTTACTAGTAACAAATAACTCCCCTAAAGGGTAGCGAGACCAAAGAACTCGCTATTAAACAAGCAACTTAATGCTGCCCTACTTTTTACTAGCTTTGATTGGAGGTGATCTTTGAGTTACCCTATAGAGGAAGCAAAAGGCAAACGTCCTCCCGTAAAGTTGCCTTCCCCTAAAAAGTAATACATTTAGTCCTTTTGGAGAATCCTTTCTTTAAAAAAGAAAGGCTTTTAATTCTTTAAAGGTTCCACATAAAAGGAGCATTACATGGCTGATAACTATCGAGGCCCTGCCTCAAACTACCCTTCTGGCTTTACCAACGTCACTCTTCGTGGTATGCCCATTACCCAGTCCAATCCAGGACAAGCATTCTGGGTTAGCAACAACACCTCGTCAGTAATGCCAGGACACATAGGGGCATCTGACTCTAATCCAGGAACCTTTGCTGCACCTTTCTCAACTTTGGATTTTGCTGTTGGAGCGTGTACGGCTGGTCGTGGAGACATCATTTTTATTAAAGCAGGACACGCAGAAACAGTTAGCACTGCAGCATTCGTAGCTCTTGACGTTGCTGGTATTGCAATTGTTGGGCTAGGAACTGGTAACAGTCGTCCTACATTTTCTTGGTCTACTACTACCAGCACTATGACGGTAGCGGCTAGCAATATATCAATTCAAAACTGCTTGTTTATTGGAACAGCAGCTACTACGTTTGTAGCTACAGCGTTTAGCAATGCTAATGCTGTTGTTGCTACAGACTTTTGGATTGAGAATTGTGAGTTCCGTGATAACAGTGCAACAACGGGATTTGTTGCGTGCTTTACAGGCGGGACTACGGCTAACCAAAGTGACGGGTTTGGTTTTGTTGACAACCGTGTTTTGCGTAGTTTGACTTCTCCTCCTGCAGCTAACACCGCTGTTGTAATTGGAGCAGCTATTAGCAGACTTACCTTTGCCAGTAACTTTATCTCCAACAAAGCAGCTAACAACAACATTGCTCTTGGGTTTGCTTTAGGATCTAACGCAGTCCAAAGTTTGCAATGTTACGGCAACCGTACCTACAGCTTGAATACAGGTACTACTGCTGGAGAGCTGTTTAGTGGTGGCTCTACTACTAGCTCTGGGCTGGTCTACGACAACTACTCATGGCATCTTGCTTCTAGTGGACTTCTTGGGCCAGTTAGCACTAAGCTGGGCTTTGCTCAAAACTTCTGTACTATTACGGGTGCAGCAGACAAGTCGCCTTTGATTAATCCTGTTGCTGTCTAAGTAACCTAACTATAACCAAGAGAGGAGTTACTTCCTCTCTTGTAGAGCTTGGGAGCTATCTGTGGCAAATTACGTAGAAACTCTGCTTATCGACGAAGGTGAAGGCGCCTTTAACACTAGGACCTTCTTACAAAGTGACGGCGTAGCAGGGGAACTAACCAATAAATCAATAATCGCTGGCACAGAACTAACCCCAGCTTTAGTGTCAGGGCAGTTCATGTCAATATGGGAAATCTGGTATTCACTCACAAATTTTTCTGTTAAATTAAGCTGGATGGTCAATGGCTCAGATGTTCCATTCTGGACTCTTACCCCCAGTACAGATAGCCGCATGAAGCTCCATAGGTTTGGAGGACTTATAGACTACTCTGGTACAACCTCTGACCGAAAACTTGTGATGTCTACTAAAGGGTTTACTGCTGTTACCTCTTACGGTTCCTTTGTTTTGCGTATGCGTAAACACGCCAACACAGTAACTGCCCCCACAGTAGTAGGAAACTAAAAGGAGGAAGCGGTATAAGGAGCTGGTAATAGAACTAAGAGTAGTAGTAGTGCCAGCAGTACTAAAAAGAGAGGGAGTAGACCTAAACAGAAACAAGGGGGCTACTCCCTTTTTTATTTTACTTTTGGAGACACACAGCTATGAGTACCACGTACTCGATAACTAGAAACGAAATCATTATGTCGGCGCTACGTAAGTTAGCTGCCGTAGAGCCTGCAGATACCGCACTCACTATAGACCCAACCATAGTAACTAACTGTGCTCAAGCACTTAACCTTATGGTTAAACAATGGATGACCGAAGGCATTAAGTTGTGGACTATTTCAGAAGTATCTTTTCCTCTAGTAGTAAACCAAACCAGCTACACAGTAGGGCCTAGTGGGTGCAATGTTACCTCCAGCAGACCGCTACGACTGCTACAAGCGTGGATACGCAACAATGTAGCTAGTCCTGCTGTAGACATACCCTTAATGATTATTAGTAGACAAGATTACAATGTTCTTGGGTCTAAATTTTCTACAGGTATAGCTAACAGCATCTACCTTAATCCAGGACAGTTTAGCGCCACAATTAAACTGTTCTTAACTCCTGACACTACTACAGTATCTACCTATACTGTATACACAGTCGTACAACTGCCCATAGACGACATCAGTGCAGCAGACTCTGTTCCAGAGTTTCCTAACGAATGGATGCAAGCTCTTGTGTGGGGCCTTGCAGATCAACTAGCACTGGAGTATGGGTTGCCTGTAAACCACAGGCAAGAAGTCCTAGCAAAAGCTGAAAAGTATCGAGAGCTTCTTGTTAATTGGGACATTGAAAATGAGTCTGTCTACTTTACTCCAGACCTAAGAGCCATGAATACGAGAGCCTGGAGCTAGAGCAACTATGCCTACTTTTCGGCTACCACTAAGCCAGCAGATAGAGTCTAGAGCAGCGTCATTAGCTAAAGACTCTAAGTCTAGTAACTGTATCTTTGAAACTAGGGGGCAAGACAGCAGGGATACCGTTAAAAGGCCAGGACTGCTTGAAGTAGCAGTTACTCCTGCTATACCTGCAGGTACCAGCCAAGGCACATACGAGTGGGCAAGTAACTTATACGTTGTTACTAATAACATTCTGTACAAAATAACGCCAGGGCTAGCAAGGACCACAGCAGGAACAATGACAGGAACAACATCAAAAGTGTTCTTTGCTGAGTCAGCAGATCACACTTATCTGTTCATGCAAAATGGTTCACACGGCTACGTACTAGATAGCGTAGGTGTATTTACACAGGTGTTGAATACGTCTGTGTACGAAGTAACAATACTTACAGGAGGCAGCGGGTATGTTTCTCCTACTGTTGTCTTCTCTGCTCCCCCTGCTGGGGTAACTGCTACAGGAACAGTACTTTCCGTAGGAGGGGTAATAACAGGTGTAACCATTACTAACGCTGGTAGTGGGTACGTAGCTGCACCCACAGTCACACTTTCTGGGGCTCCTGGAACAGGCGCTACAGCTACAGCTACCTTAAATGGCTTTCCTGATATTGCTGATGGCATAGCGGCTGGAGCAGTATATCTAGATGGGTACACAGTAATAGCCACTAAAACAGGACAGATATATAACAGTGACCTAAACAGCCCTCTGCTTTGGAACCCGCTTAATTACACCACTGCGGAAGCAGATCCAGACCAGATCGTAGGAATCATAAAGCACTTTAACTATATCTGTGTTTTTGGGCAGTGGGGTACAGAGTTTTTCTACAACGCAGCTACAGCAGTAGGTAGTCCTTTTCTTAGGCAAGATAGTGCTAAGAACGAAATAGGCTGTCCTAATGGAAATAGCATTGTTCAGTTTCAACAGGGGATAGCGTTTATTGGCTACTCAAAAATAAAAGGCAAACAAGCTTTTGTGTTAGATGGCTTGTCTCCAGTCCCAATCTCTACAAGGTACATAGAAAAGTACCTTAATGCAAACACAGACGATACTTTTTCTTCTTTTACTTTTCGCACAGAAGGCCACACATATTACGGAGTAACTTTAACTACTCTTGGTTTAACCTTTGTATATGACATAGACGAAAAGTCTTGGTACAACTGGACTTCATACAGTAGTTCAGCAGAAGGAATATATCGACTTCATACTGCCACACTGTTTAACTCATCAAGCTATGGGCAAGATGTGTCTAATGGAGTTATTTACTCTGTAGACGTAAACACATACACAGACAATGGAGCTGCTATCTACTTTAGGGTAGTCAGTAACAACCTAGATTCTGGGTCTATGCGTAGAAAGTTTTTTAACTCTGGTCAAATTGTTGGGGATAAAGTCGAAGCAACAATGTATATCAGCCACACTGACAACGACTTTGTCACTTACTCTACGGCACGTACTGTAAACTTAAACAAGAATCGTTGCATCATCTATCAATGTGGAACATCTAGACGCAGGGCTTGGCAGTTTCTAGTAACAGCTAATGTTCCTCTTCGTTTATTTTCATTTGAACTAAACATAGAGGGTGGGGAAATGGATGGCGATCCCCAACTAGGCGCTCCAGCAGGGCAGTAGTTTTGACTATAGGAAACTAATATGGCTACACCAAATTGGTACGAC